ACCGTACAAAGTCCCGTAGGAAACGCCGGACTTTTGAATGGTAAAGTTGCCTCCGGTTGTGCCGTTGGCATAAAAAATTGGATATGCACCACCGCTGACGGTGATTGAACCACCTGATGCGGTGAGGTTGCCGCCGAACGTCGGACTGTAGGCATTCAGCTTGCGCGTGCCGTTCGTCGTGCCGTCTACAGCTACGAAATCATCCGAAGCCGTCGTTGCTGCGGTCGTCGTGAGATCTTTGATGCGAATGTTTGACATAGCTGTAAACCCTTACCGTTTTTCAGAGTACTCTAGGAAATCGCCAGTATTAGTGACCAAAAAGTCGGACGTATCCGTGATCAGACGCCCATCCAACGGACCAGGCTCCTCATTGCCCTGACTAATGGTGTTGTTGAGGCCCGTGGCAAAACGGGTGCCCAGCACACTGCATTGACTGGCAAGCAGGCCGATCACAGTTGGAACTCGCTGGCCTGGATCGCTGCGTTGTTGGTGCCTTGGCGGATGAACTTGGCCGCAGCGGCCGCCGCCGTGGACCAGGTGTACTGTGAGCCGCTGTAGAGCCGATGCCCATTGGTGCTGGTCGGCGCCGACCCATCAAAGGTACACATCACGTCAGCATCCTGCACATCCAAGACGATCATATTGGTCGTGTCGGAAAACGCGGAAAACTGCACTCCACCAGCCGTGGCATCAACGGTCAACCGCTGATCGGCAACAACGGAGCCGCGATAGATCGCTGGCTTCGGGAAGATGTTATTGAGGTTGAACGAGGCCATAAGGTTAGTGGATTACCAACTACGATTCTGCGAGGTGTTGTGCGTAAAGACCTGCATCTGGAAGTTGTCAGGCATCTGCCGCTCAATGCGATCCCATTCGTTCAACTTCTTCAGTTCTGCCGTCTGGTAGGCTTGCGTGGCCTTATCCATCTGACCGTCCTGCACCAGCCAGTCGCCAAACGTCTGCCAGACCAACACACCGCTAAGGGCCTCCGGCAGTTCCTGTAGTTCCCACTTAGACGGGGTATCCTCGGGATCCTGGCCTGCCGTGGTAGCGGACAAACATTTCCAGTAATCGGACGTACCCGTCAGCGCCCCAGTGGTCCGCGTGTAGTAGATGTACTGGTCGGCCACATAGGTAGCCGTGGCGCTAAACGTATCGCCGGAGTAGTTCAGAGGGGCACGGCGGTAGAAAAGGTAGACCGGATTGGCAGGATTGGTGTTGTACGAGACGTACCCATTCGTCCCCATAAATCCACCAGCCGTGGAAATCATCTGGAACCCCGTGTCCGTAACGACATATCCCTGCGGGCGGGGGTAGGTCACCATCGCTGGGTTATCCACCCAAGCTTGGAACAGAACGTCGATCACCTTTTCGCCAGTCTGTTCGTAGGGAACAATAAACTGGTTAGGCGAGACGTTGGTCTGCTGCACCATCAGGGCACCCCAAGCGTACACACCCTTGGTGATGTCACCCGCGTAAGAAATCGTGCTACCGTCCGTAGAGACGTTGAGGCTGTACGTCTGCGAAGTGCAGGCCGCTCCCGTCGTGTACGTGATCGTGCAGAGGAAGAAGCCGTTAGGGCACTGCTGGATGTTGGCCGAGGTGACGTTGGCCTGCGTGCCAATCGTACCAGCCTGCACGTTGAAGAAGGTGCTAAAGGTCGTCGTTCCGTCGTTGACTGCCAACCGGATGTAGTCTCGGCCATTCGGGCGGGCGTACACGCTTACCTGATAGTCCGTCGAAGGGAACCCAGTAACCGCCTGCGCCACCTTATGCTCGCCCGTTGCGGCCGTTTCTAGGACTTTTGATGCCGTGGTGCGGTTATCGGCCGGATTGTTGATCGAATTGGCCGTAATCGTGGCATTGGTGGCCGTCCAATAACTGGACTGCGCCAGGTCATTGGGGTAAGTCAGGACGTTACCGGCAAACCGCGCTTCACCCCAGATCGACAGATCGGGCCAGTTGCCCGCACCCCAGATTTGGCGGACGTTGGCGTTAAAGAGGACATTGATGCTATCCGCCAGCTCGGTGGACAGGCGGCTGGTCGGTACGCCGATCAGGCCGCAAATCTGCGCCAACGCCTTGCTGTACGGGGTCGTCCTCAAGTGTCCTTGTTGGCGTACCAGCCGCCCGTAATCCCACGCCGGGCGGGATTCACCTTGGGGCGGTAGCCCTTAGCGCACATATCGGGGTTGTCCTTCAGATACTCCGGCATCCACTCGTGAACCTGGTTGCCGTGCTGCTGCTGAAGGCGGAAGAACAGGCGGGCATCAATCTTTGCCGCCATCTGCCCAAGGCCATCGATCTTGGTCGAGCCCTGAGCCGCCATAACTTTGGCTTGTTCAACCTGACGCAGACCAGCCTGCACCTTCTCGGCAGGCAAGCCCTCTTCCATTTCGCGCCAGAACTCGCGGACGACGTTCGGCGGGAGCGAGGTAATGATCTGCGGCTCGGACTGAACCATAAAAGGGGGTGGGGGCAGAGCCCTTGCGGGATGCCCCCGGGTGGGGATTAACCCAGCTTCTCGATCGTCGTGAGATCGATGATGTTGAGGTAGATGTCCAGCTCGCCCGCCGTCAGGGCGGACGGGCTACCACCAGTCGCATTCGTGAACACGGCCACCATATTGGCAGTCGCGGTCGCGGTGCGAACCGTGGCGGTCGTCGGGACACCGGCCAGAACACCAGCCGTCAACACCGATTGCGAGGTGATGAAGCTGTTGGTCGTGGTGGTCGTGCCAACAACGACCGTGAACGCCGTCGTGCCCGCGAAGGCAGTCGAGACGTTGACCAGCGCGTTGTTGACAACCCACTTCGCCGGTAAGGCGCCGAGCGTGACGGTCACCGTGTCCGTAGAACCGGTGCCCAGCGCCACGTCAGCACTCTTGACGGTGTACTTGTGGGAGAAGCCGCGAGCCTGCTCCTGCAGCGAGAGCTGCGAGGTGCGGGCGCGGGAGATAGTGACAGCAGTATCAGCCATTGTGATTTCCTCCTAGGTTGAGGGTTAGCTGGTGCCGGCAAACTTGCCGAGACCGAGGGGGTTCTTCACCAGGAGGGTGAGGGCCGCGAGGATGAACCCGCGACGACCACCGCCGAGGTCCGGCAGCTCGTTCGACTCGATACCCAGCATATAGCCGATACCGACCAGCTCGGGGTCAATGACGTAGCCACGGGCCTTCTGCTGGTTGGTGGTGGTCGAGGGATCAGCGCCGTCCGCGATACCGTTGAACAGGTCGGGAACGACCGTCACGGTGTGGAAGTCGCCGACATAGACGGTAACGTCCAGGTCGATCTTGTGCGAGGAGGCATCCTGCGTGACCTGATAGGTCTTCGTGGTGCCAGACGCGCCTTCCTGACGCTGGAACTTGCTGATCGCCCGCTTCAGATTCGGGCCGGCGAACAGGGTGTAGGACCGGCGGCCACCGACCTGCTGGAAGATCGACTGGAACACGTCGTTGAACGCGGACTCACCGAGGGAGCCGGTCGCCGTGGTGTCGATGTTGCCAGAGGGCGTGCGGAACGCGGCAGGAACGTCAGTGCCAGGGCTGGCGCTGATCCACTTGCCGAGAGCGCGCAGCTTGTACGGAGACGGGGGCGCCTCCTGCTGGCGATCATTGTCGGAACCGATGCAAGCCTCGATGGACCGCTTCAGTTCGCGCATCGCCTTCATCTTCGCGTTGGCGACCTCGCTGGCGACACCGGCCACGTCAGAAGCCTCCTGCAAGCGGGAGACCATCCACTGCTCGCGGAACTGCTGGACGTAATTGCCGATACGGGCGCGATTGACGGCCTGATTGGAGAAGGCGAGGACATCCTGACCTTCCAGCACGCCGCCGAAGCTGACGGGCGAAAGGGAGTCAACCTGCCACTCCTGATAGGCGTTGGTCATCCGCTTGGTCTTCGCGAAGGTGGAAACCTTCGGGGTATCCTCGGGGGCGAGGATGGTAAGGAAGTCGGTGAGATCTTCACGATCACCCGCGACGTTGTAAGTAGTGCTAAGAGCCATAAACTAATGTTTAACGAGTTTGTTTGGCCGCTTCTCGGGCCAGGAGGAATTGGACTGCTTCGTTTGTCGTGACTCCACCCTTCTTGGACAGATGCTGCCGGAGAGCCTCAACCTGCGTCGCCGACTTCGTAGAAGACGGAACGCGGCTTTCGGAACTTCCAGAAGTAGCAACCGTTTGACTGCTGGGCGGCTTGCTGGATGGGATGACGCCAGGCTTTGTCGGCTTGGCTTTACCCTTCTCCTTGGCCTGCAACGCTTTGAGCCCCTCAATCTGCACCCCGATGATCCATTCCGCATTGGGAAGGTTCTTCAGCCACGGCATTTGCAGGTAAGCCTGCTGGGCCGCGACGTACTCGGGAGTGGACTTGTCCTTCAAGAAGGGGAACTTCTCGTAGGCAAGTTGTTGAGCTTGACCGCGTTGCTGCAGAAACTGCGTCCGGGCAGGAATATCATCCTCCAACGTCTTTTCAGCGTTGATGATGATGGTGTTCAGCGCCTCCCGATCCAATAACTGTCCTTCAAGCTGAATGGGCTCAAAGTTGGTCTTGGCGAGCTGCTGCTGCGCGAACCGCTTGGCTTCCTTGGCCTGTTGGGCTAAGGACTGGAGACCGTTGTAGTCCTCAATCTGGGCGAGTGGCACCGTGCCTTGCGGCAGGGGAGCAATCGGCACCGGAGCAGGTTGAGCCTGCTGCTGTTGCTGCGACTGCCGAGCCATTTCCAGCTTGAGTTCATTCAACTGGGCCTCAACGGCCTTGCGCTTCGCGACTTCCTTGCCGATGCGCTTGTTGATATTCTTCTGAATCTCTGGCGAGATCTGAGAAGGAACTGAGTCCTCTTCGGCTTCCGGTTCCGTGGCTTGCGCCTCGGGCTCGGGGGCCTCGGATTCGACAGACTCGGCGGGTGCCGCTTCTGTGGATGCGGGTTCTTCAGCCTTGTCGGGCTGTGCAACCTGTTCCGCTAGTTTAGCTTGGGCTTGTGCGTTTTCCGCCTGCATATTAAGCAGACGTTGCGCGGCCTGAGCTACACTCAGATTGCTGTTTGGTGCATCGCTTTTCGTCTCGGGCGCCGGGGGCGCTTCAACTGGCTGCGAAGTGGCTTGAACTGTATCGTTAGACATCGTGGGTTTAAAGCCCCCAAGGGCGGGACAGGGCGGGAGCCCAGTGCCATCAGCCGTGATTATATCACGGACCTATGTCAAGCGGTATTAGGCCATCTTATCCCTGATCATCTCCTACTGCCTGCTGCACCTGCGTGGCTACATAGTCGTCAAACAGGTTGATGATCGCTTCGTAGGCCCGCAGTTCGCCCACCGCCGCAGCGGTTAGTTTCTCATCAGCCACGGTCACATCGTTCATCAGATCCAGCAGCGTATTGCGCTGGATCTCTCGCAAGTGGTCGATGAACTCTTGAAACGCCTCGGTGGGCGCAAGGCGCACCAAGGCGACCTGAAGCAGTTCGACCCGTTCGCGGGCAGTGAGGAGATTGCGTTTACGAGGAGGCATTGCGAGGTGAGGTGGTAGCCGGCATCGGTCCAGGCATCTGGGCGCCTAGGCGGCCAATGGTGGCGTTCTGCTGCTGTTGTTCCTGGAACTGGTACTGCTTGGCGCGAGCGTCGATGCGTTCGCGGAACGCTTGGTCCTGCGAGTACCGCTGCTGGACGTCCGGCTGCTGCAGGTACTGCTGGATGACCTGCAGGCCGAGCTGCGGCGGCGTGCCAATGCGGATGTTCTTCGGGATGCCGGCAAAGATCTGCGCCAGATCTTGCTGCTCGTCGTTGACCACCTGCTGCTGGCCCGCCTTGACCGGGCGGATGATGCGCTCGGCGATGTTGGGATCGATGGAGGAGACAAACGCTTGGAAGAGCGCCGACCAGTCGCAGACACCATCACGGTCAAGGGATTGGGCACCCTGGATGATCGCGGTCCACTTTTCCGCCATCGACTTGAAGTCGGTGCTCTGGACGTCCCACGAGAGGTAGAAGTCGAACTCCTCGTTCACGTCACCTTTCTCAAACATCATCGTGTCCGCGTCCTTGACGCCCATCACG